CGTGACCGCGCCTATGCAATCTGGCGCGGCTACTGGCAGAACGTGCATCGTATGGTGCCATCGTCATGACCCAGACCTACGTGATTGCGGACGTCCACGGACACACACCGCATGGTGAGCCGGAGCTTCTGGCTGACCGCACGAACCTAGACACCGGCGCCTGCTTCGGCGGCTGCCTGTCGGTCGGGGTGTTCGACGACGACACGCCGGTAGGACCGGTGCAGGTGATCAAGATCAAGGGGGAATGGTGATGTTGAGGCAGATCAAGCCAACGGACACGCAGATGGTGATTGCTGAGTTTGCACATCTGGCGTGGGTTCAGCGTGAAGAGGGGGATAAGAGCCGACACTTTGTCTGCCTCTTCGGCGATGGTCTTGCTGTTCCATATGGTTCCCCGGTTCATACTGGCACTGTCACTGCAACCTCGGCTGGTCTGAGGGTTCAGTACAGGAATGAGGACTTCACCCTGATCGACATGCGGTTCTACAAGAAGGAGGTCGAATTGATCGAACACTGTGGGACGTGTCGTTTCATGCGGGCGAAGGGGCAGGTTAGTCTTTGTTGCCTGAACCCACCTACGGTGAAGGATTACAATGCCAAAGGATTTCCGTGGCCGGTAGTCTATGCTGACGAAGACTGGTGTGGATCATACGAGGTGACGAAGTGATCCGCTTCCTGATCTTTCTGGTAATTGTCATCTGGGTGTGGGCGGCGGTATTCTTGCTCGTATGAACGCAGCTGCCCTCATCCACCCACCCAGATCGGTCCTGATGGAGATCGAGAAGCAGAGGTGCGAGAGGTCGTTCGCCGAGTTCGTCAAGGCGGCGTGGCATGTCATCGAGCCGGGCAACGCCTACGTCCATAACTGGCACATCGACTTCATCTGCTACCACCTTGAGGCGATCGCTGAAGGCGTCGAGCTTGAGAACGGCGAAATCTACAACCGGCTGCTCTGCAATGTGCCTCCGGGCACCATGAAGTCGCTGCTGTTCAGCGTGTTCTTCCCGGCGTGGGTCTGGGGTCCAAAGAACATGCCGAGCAAGCGGTTCCTGTCGGTCACGCATTCGCAAGAACTGACCGAGCGGGACACCGACAACACGCGGACGCTGGTCAAGAGCGACTGGTATCAGCGCCAGTGGGGCGACCGCGTCATCATCAAGCGGGACAAGGTCGACTTGCTCAGTACCACCCGCAGGGGCTTCCGGCAGGCCGCGACGTGGTCGAACGTCACCGGCAAGCGGGCCGACTTCGTAGTCGTCGACGATCCGCACAGTGTGAAGACCGCCGAGTCTGACGCCGAGCGGCGCCACACGGTGCGGCTGTTCCGCGAGGCGATCCCGACGCGTCTGGTCAGCCCGATCCGGTCGGCGATCCTCGTGGTCATGCAGCGCCTGCATGAGGCAGACGTGTCGGGGTTCATCCTCGACAGCGACCTCGGCTACGACCACATCATGCTGCCTATGCGGTACGACCCGGGCCGCGCGAGACCGACCCAGCTTGGGATCGAGGACCCGCGCACCAAGGCAGGAGAGCTTCTGTTCCCTGACCGGTTTCCCGAGAGCGTGGTGGACCGGGACGAGAAGGTTCTGGGCGAGTATGCTACTGCCGGTCAGATGCAGCAGATACCGGCCCCTCGCGGTGGCGGCATCCTGAAGGCCCACTGGTGGCAGATGTGGACCGAGAAGATCTACCCACGCTTCGAGATCGTAGTCGCTAGTCTCGACACCGCCTATACCGAGAAGCAGGAGAACGACCCCAGCGCCATGACGATCTGGGGCATCTTCCGCAATGCCGACGGGACGTTTGCAACTCGTACGATTGATCCTTATGGGCGCACGATCGACTTGACGCCGAACGACCGGCAGCCGGACTACATGCAGCCCGCGCCGAAGGTGATGATGGCCTACGCGTGGGCCGAGCGGCTGGAGCTTCACGATCTGGTGGAGCGGGTCCACTTCAACTGCGCGCGGTACCACGTCGACATCCTGCTGATCGAGAACAAGGCGGCGGGGCACTCGGTGGCGCAGGAGATGAGGCGTCTCTACCAGAACGAGGACTGGCAGGTTGTGATGTACGACCCCAAAAGTGTCGACAAGTCGAGCCGGGCCTACAGCATCCAGCACCTGTTTCAGGAGGGCATGATCTACGCTCCGGGGACGCCGGAGACGGAGCTTTGGAAGGAATGGGCCGGTGGCGTGATTGATGAGTGTTCCGTGTTCCCGAAGGGTCAGCACGATGACCGCGTTGACACCGTGACGATGGCCCTGAACTGGATGCGAACAATCGGACTGCTGACGAGGAAGAATGAACGCTTGCAAGAACTGGAAGGTGCGACTAAACTGCGTAAATCATCTGATGGAGGGAACATATATGGGGTCTAGGGTCACATGTGAGTCCGACGGCGGCAAGCTCAGCCGGGACGGCAAGTGGGAGGTCGACGTGCGCGGCACGCTGGCCTACGACGGAGTCAATCGCTCCTACGCCTTGGATGCCAAGAACGAGGCGGCGGCGGTCATGGAGGCGTTCCGGCTGTTCGTTTCCGAGCATGAGCCTGAGGTGCCGAAGTGAGCTACCTCCTCGAATGCTCCATTCCGCCCGAAGCCTACGTCGCCGAGCCGATGACGGCGGCGGAGATCGACACCCACCCGGATGCGGCTCGCATCTGGCGCACCATCAAGGAGGTGCGGGACATGGTGTTCCACGACAACCCGCCCATCTCTCGCCTGCCATTAGACTTCATCACCTACTGAGGGGAACCACCATGACTGACGAGATGACCAAGCCCAAGCGTGGCCGCAAGACCATGCTGCCCTATGAGGCGATCCCGATGGGTCCGGGCACCCAGATCGTGGCCTACCAGACGCCGAGCGGCCTCGTGGCGCGTCTGGCCGACACGCCGGAGCGCGCCGTGGCGATTGCGTCCGAGATGGCCGAGGCTGGCCGCCGCACCGTGCTGATCTGGGGCGACCCGGTCAAGAAAGCTGAGCCGCCTGCCAAGACCGCTGTCATCAGCCCACTGGGGTTCTGATGAGCTTCGTCATTGTCAACCGCAAGGCTCTGGGAGAAGCTTTGAAGCTGATCAAGCCGGTGGCAGAGAATGCCATCGGTGAGTTCGTCAAGCTGAGCCGGATAGGCGTGACCTTGACGCTCAAGTCGCAGAGTAATGACATCGGAGTCAGCGTTGATGTAGATTGCGGCGAAGGTGAGGATGCTTCCTGTGTCATCGGACACGCCGATTTCGCCAAGTTTGTGGCGGCGGCCAAGAGTGACGACGTGGTGATGACGTTCGAGGACAGCAGTCTGAGAATCACCTGCGGCAAGTCTTCGATTGACTTGATGTCTACGGACCCGAGGGCCGTGCCTGCTGTCGCAGTGCCACCGGTTGACAGCATCAGCCGAGACGGGTTGACTGATGCCATCAAGTTCGCAGCCGCCGGAATGTCGAAGGAGAAGGTCCGCTATAACATGCGCGGGCTTTGGTTCCAGAGCCACGCTTCCGGCGTCAACATCTGGGGTGCCTCCGGACCGTTCATGCTGCGATCCCTTGTTCCGGGCCTTAAGCTCAGCGCCAATGGAACTGTTCCGTACGATGCTATTGATGTTATCAAGGCATCTGGTGATGATTTAGCCATCGACATTCACGAGAGAGAGTGGGTGGCGACAGTTGTTCGGGCAGCAATGTGGGGTCCGATTCTGGGTGAGGCCTTCCCGAATGTGCAGGATGTCGTCTCCCGCGTGCAAGAGATCGGGCAGGTGGCATCTATCAAGAGGGGCGACCTTTTGGACGCAATCGCCGTGGCTGCTGTCGGTTCGTCCGACGGAGACAAGCCGATGGTCACGCTTGAGGCCAAGAAGTCTGGGCTGTGGGTTACTGGCACCGAGCGCGGAAATGCAGTCAAGTCTGCCGGGCAGCACTTGATAGAGATGCCGTTGGATGTGCCGCTGAAGATCATCATCGACACGGCCAACCTGAAGAAGTCGGTCTCTGCCTTTCCGGACGGACCGATCAACATCACGCACGGGAGGATCAGTAACGGCGATCTTATCCGGCTTTCGACCGACTGCCGTGAAGCCTACCTGATGGGAGTGATAGCATGAGGCTGATCTATTCGAAGAACACGACGGCGGCAGTGTTTGGTACCCGCGTGCCTATGGGTGAGACAGTCATGTCGACGTCCCGCGTGATCACCTTGGCGTTCGCAAGCACCGACGCTCTGGATGACGACACCGTGGCGAAGGTCAAATCCGGCGTCATCCAGAGCGAACAAATGGAGTCCGTGCTTGACAGCTTCGACCGCCTCGGCTGCAGCATCGACTTCGGAAGCCCGGCTGAGATGATGCAACTAGCCAATATTCTGAACGAGACGGTCAAGGCCTACATGGAAGCGACGGCCCCCAGACAGACCCATTGAGCGACCGTGATCGGTCTGCTATGGTCTTCTGAACAAGGAGACCCGCATGGCTGGCTTGATCCCTGAAGGCACGCATGTCTCAGTCGAGGGGGATGACGGTTCGATCGTCATCAACATCGACGGGCAGCCGGTCGATCCTGAAGAAGAAGAACGCGAGCAGCAATCTGACGGCTGGTTCGACAACCTCGTTGACGACATTGACGCTGGTGAACTCTCCACCATCGTGGACGACCTAATTCGTGGGGTCGAAGACGATCTGGAGAGCCGGCATGAATGGATCGAGAACCGCGCGCAGGGTATCAAGCTGCTGGGTCTGACGATCGAGGTGGGCAGCGGCACCGGAAGCGGCGACGATATGGCGGGCATCTCCAAGGTGCGTCACCCGCTCCTGCAGGAGGCGGTGCTGCGGTTCCAAGCCAACGCGCGATCCGAGCTTCTGCCAACCGACGGCCCCGTCAAGATCAGGGATGACTCGACCGACGGCACGCCGGATCGGGACGAGGTGGCTGACGCGCTGGAGAAGGACTTCAACCATTACCTGACTACGGTGGCGCGCGAGTATTACCCGGACACTGACCGCATGCTGCTGATGCTGGGTTTCGGCGGCCTGTCGTTCAAGAAGGTCTACTTCTGCCCACTTCGCAACAGGCCGGTGAGCGAGAGCGTCGACGCCGAGGACCTGATCGTTGGTGCCAAGGCAACCGACCTCGCCACCGCCAGCCGGGTAACACACCGGGTGTGGCTGAAGCCGTCCACCGTGAGGCGGCTGCAGCTTCTGGGTGTCTACAAGGACATCGATCTGGAGCCGGCCAAGCTGCCAGACCCGGACGCCGCCAAGCAGGCGAAGGAAGATCAACAGGGCGTCAGGGATGTCACGAACGATCCGGCGCATCGCAACCGGGAAATCTACGAGGTCTACTGCGAACTGGACATCCCGGGATTCGAGCACAAGAAGGGCAACAAGCCGACCGGTCTGGAAATCCCG